AGACGGAGATGCAAGACGTACTACCGTTCTTGATTCAAAACTTCACGGTGGAACTAAATATGATTTGGTTGAAGAGTACGTGAAATGGGCTAAGAAGAAATGGGCTAAAGATAGTGAAAAACTTGACGCTCTTACTGGTACTGGACAAAATCAAAACAGTCTCAATCCTTCTTACACTTGGTTATGTTATGCAGACCGTGTTAGCGGTGATGAAGAGTTGCGTGCCAAACTTTGGGAATTCAAAAAGATGGTAAGAGATGCTTTGAACAAGTTAGCATTCTCCGAAGATGAAGATGATGTTATTGAGGTTGACCCATTTACTGACGTTGACGAAGGTATGCCAGTAATGGTTAAATACATGAAAAATCCTAATAAGAAAAAGGGTGAGAACTATTATGAAGTTGCTTTTCCGAAGAAAGCTGCAGCAAGACCTTTGTCTGATGAGGAAATCGAACATTTCATGTCTTTGAAACCACTTACTGAAGTTCTTCCTAAGTACGGTATGAGAGACTTTGAAAAAGCTCTTGAAGGTTTGCAAAACTTTGACGAAGAGCATGAAATGGAATTGTTTGACGATGATGATTGGTTGGAACATGTTGAAGAAATCAAAGCTCAATATGACGGAGAGTCAGAAGATGAGGATGAAAAACCTTCAAAGAAAAAGACCGCTAAAAAAACAACTTCTAAAAAGGTTAAAGAAGAAGAGGAAGAAGCTGATGATTCAGACGAATCAGATGACGAGGAAGAAGAAAAACCAAAGAAGTCATCTAAAGCTCCTGCTAAGAAAAAAGTAGAAGAGCCTGAGGAAGAAGATGAGGACGAAGAAGAGGAAGGTGATGACGAGGAGGAAGCAAATGACTCAGATGATGACGGCTTGGACGATATGGATAGAACGGAGTTGAAGAAGTATATTAAAGACAACAGTTTGGAAGTATCGGTTAAGAAATCAATGTCAGATGACGATTTACGAGAAGCAATCAGAGAAGCAATGAGCTCCGAAGGAGGTGATGAGAGTGAAGAAGAGGATGATGAAGAAGAGGAAGAAGCACCGAAGGCAAAGGTTTCATTGAGTGACATCAAAAAGAAGTTAGCGGGTAAAAAATAATTTTTATCTTACTTTAATTTGTTAATAAAGATAAGCCAGCGTTTGAAACATACCGTTGGCTTATCTTGTAAATATAAATATTATGAGCAAAAATATAATTGACAGAATAGTCAAAAAATTTAATAGCGAAGATGTGATAAAGTTTTCTGAGAAGGACGGTTTTAAAGACATTAAGAGCTGGGCGCACACAGGCAGTCCTACTCTTGATTATAATCTTCGTACTTTCGGACTACCAACTGGTATCATAGAGATAGCAGGCAAGAGCCGTAGTGGTAAAACAACATTAGGACTTATGGCTATGAAATATTTTCTTCACGAAAATCCTGATGATGGTATTGCGGTTATTCTTTCAAGTGAAAATAGAGATAACAAAGATTATGCCTTACAGCTTGGATTGCCTGTTAATAGAATAATCATTGTTAAGGTTAAGTATGTTGAAGCTATGTTTATGCAAGTTAAAAAACTTGTGATGGACGCTGATGAGATAATGAAAGAATATAAAATGAAACCTAAGTTCTTTTTTCTTTGGGATAGTCTTGGAGCAACTCTATCTAAGTCAGAACTTGATACTATGGAAGAAAATACCAAACGACTGGAGAAGGAGCTTCAGAAAGGTTCAGAAGTAGAAGACATAGAATTGAAAAACGAAAAGATGATGGCATTTGCTAAAGAAGCTAAAAAGTTTGCTAAATCAATTATGTCTGAAATGTACACCCATGTGATGCATTTTGTAATGCTGAATCACCAGTACGAACAAAGCACTATGGGTATCACTACCAGAAAGAGTACTGGAGGAGAGTGGGTTTCATTGATGCCCACATTGCGACTTTCTATGAATCTGAAATCTCACGAAAAAATTGATGACGTAGAAGTGGCTCAAATTTCTGAAGTCAAAGTGGTTAAAAATGATTTTGGTAGTCGTAAAAAAACTGATGTTAGAATTTTACTTGGTTACGGTATTATTCTTTCAAATGATGACATTGAATATGCATTGGAGGCTGGAATACTTAAAAAAGAAGGAGCAAAGAAAATGTCTTTTATGAATGGTAAACTCACTTGGAGTTCTCCGAGAGAATTTTTCAAACTTTATTATGAACATAATAAATTTTTGAAAGTTTTACATAATAAAATAAAACGTTCAATGGAAAGTGATTTAGTTGAATTACGTGCTAATTTAATGAAATACGCAGAACAACAAGAGGAAGATTGAAGTATAAGTTTCAAAGTTTTATAAAGAAAAGAATTTTGAATGAAGAAAAATAGTAAAAAAGCATTGGGCGTGCTTGTGAACGATATTCATTTAGACAAAGATAATGGGAGCTTGATAAAAGACATTTTTCGTCAGCTCATCAGTCTTTGTCGAGAATATAAAACAAACCGCATATTCTGCGGTGGGGATGTGTTTACCAACCGTTCAGGTCAACCGTTACAATGTTTGACTGATTGGAAAGAAATACTTGTTATGTTATCTGAAGAGGATATTGAATTACACGTTATTCCAGGAAATCATGATAAAACAGATAGTGATGATGAAAAGAGCTACTTGGACGTTTATTCCGAGCCTTGTGTAAAACTTTATCGTTCAGGTTGTAGAAAATTTATTGGCGAATGTGTTATTGCTTTCATTCCTTATTTTAAGGATGAAAAATGGTTAGAAGAATACAAAAAAGTTGAAGGTCAAATTGAAGATAATTTGATTGACCGAGATATTGATTCAGATACTCCTTTAATTTTGATAACTCATTCAGGATTTGATGGGGTTGTAAATAATGACGGTTCAAAAGTGTCTTCTATAATAAAGCCATCCATGTTTGAAGCTTGGACTAAAGTTTTAATTGGACATTATCATAATGCTTCTAAGTTAGCAGATAATGTCATTTACACTGGTTCAGCGTATCAAAATAATTACGGAGAGAATATCACCGATAAAGGTTTCACAGTCATATTTGACAACGGCTCAACCAAATTCGTTCCTTCTAAGTTTCCGAAGTATATCAAGGAAGTGATTGATGCTAACGACAAGGAGACTTTGATGAACCTTTTGGAAAAGTACGAAGGTGAAGAGTATGACCATATCAGATTTGTCTTCACTGGGAAGAAAGTAGATTGTCAAAAAATAAATATTGCTGAAATACAAGGAAAATATGGCATCGATTGCAAATTTGAAGCAAACGAGACAGCAGAAGCAATCGAAATATCCGAATCAGATAGCGTTTTGAGCTATGATAAGAAAACAATAACAAAAGACTTTTTGAAGTTTTGTACTGATAATGATATCAAAGGCAGTAAATTCAAATATGGTTTTGATTTAATAAAACAAATGCGATATGTGGAACCCAAGTAAAATTGAGATATATAATTTGTTCGCTCATAAAGAGTCAGTATATGATTTCAAAAACAATACTTGTACTGTTATCTTTGGAAAGAACGAAACAGATAGAGGTTTAGAAAATAATGGTGCGGGAAAGACGACATTGTTTGAAGCAATTTGTATAGCTCTTACAAATGAGAGCCTAAGAGCTATTAAAAAAGATAGCTTTATTAATCGGGATGAAGAAGAATGTAGAATTGTATTTCATCTTTACAATCCTGTATTAAAAATGAAGCTCCGTATCAGTCGTCAATTTTTTCGTAGCAACAAACCAGTTAAAATTGAAATATGGGAAAACGACAAGTTAAATAAACAAGTTGTATCGGTAAATGAAGCAAATAAAAGAGTTCTTGAACTCATAGGTATAAGCCGTGAGGACTTGTTAAGATATTTCATAATAAGTCAAGATAATCGGTACACATTCTTCACAGCGAGCGATGGAGAGAAAAAGGAAATCATGAACCGTATCACTTCTGCTGATATGATTAACCCAGTCATTGAAGAACTTGATTTGCGTTACAAAGAAAAGAATGCCGAATACAAGGATATTGATGATGAGATAGGTAAGTTATCAGATAAGAAGGAGCTATTGGTGGAGCAAAGAGAAGAAGTGCTTGCTAATGATAATACCGAAGAAGAGTTGACCGAGCTATCCGAAAAGATAAGTGAAGCTGAAGAAGAGATTGTTGAAATTGACGGTAACTTGAATAAATGGAATAAAGAGGTCAAGACCAGAGAAGAGCAAATCAAATCTATTACAGTTGAAGATACTTCCCAGCTCAAAAAAGACCGAAAAAAACTCAAAGAAGAAATTGATGAGCTTGATGAAGAAGTAACTGAAACCAAAGCTATAAGAAGAAAGATACAAGCAGAGTTGAATGAAACCATAACTTGTCCTAAATGTAAACA